AGGGGAAACAGATGGCGTTAAATTTAGTATCACCAGGAGTCAGAATAAGAGAAGTTGATTTGACTGTTGGTGGAATTACCGCAGCAAACAATCAAGTTGGAGCTATTGCTGGACCTTTCCAAAAGGGTCCAGTCAATGTTCCTATTTTAATTGAAACAGAGAATGATTTACTCAATACATTTGGAAAACCAATTTCATCAGACGCACAATATGAATATTGGTTAGGTGCTTCTTCATATCTTTCTTACGGTGGTATTCTAAGAGTTGTAAGATGTAATGGAACAGCATTAAACAACGCAAATTCTACTGGGATTGGTTCGACCGCAGGAACTACACTCAAAATTGAATCAACAGAAGATTATAATAACAATCATTCTACTGATACTGCTTGGGCTTGGGCTGCTAAAAATCCAGGTTCTTGGGCAAACAACTTGAAGGTTTGTGTTATTGATGCCGCAGCAGACCAAAGACTTAGCATTGCATCTACTGGCAATTTAAGTGTTGGATTTGCTGTTACTGCTGGTTTTTCTGCAACAGTTGCTGGTATTGGAATAACAACAACAGAAACAGGAGTTATTAAAGGTATTATTACCAAAGTTAATGCTGGTTCAATTGATGTAAAAATCACCGCAAAATCTTCTGGTGCTGGTTCAACTGTATTTACAGAAACTGCTTACTCCGAAGGAAGTGTAAATGCTTTTCCGAATAATGTAACTGTTTACGTCAGGAATAATAGCAGTAATCTTGTTTCTACTGGTATTGGTTTTAGTTTAAATTCAGGAATTGGAACTTTTCAAGGTGTTGTTTCTATTGGTTCATCAGTAATGAACCCTATAAGTTCAACAACAACTTTTCCTGGAAATATTAGTATTGGAGCCACAATTCGATCAACTGCTGGTACTGATAGTGTTTTAGCATCTAATACAACATTTGCTGGATATGGTTCAACAACTGTAAATGCAGGTATAGCACAGTCAACAATTCTTTTGAGTTCAACTCCACTTAGTGCTGGTACATTTACATTTGGAATTTATAATACTACTGATGATACTGAACATGAATCAACATCAGTTTCTGATTGGTATAATGAACAAACATTAGGATTATCAAATGCTACTGTTTATTGGAAAAATATCGCACCAAGACCAAGAACTTCTCAATATGCTTCTGAGAGAAGTGGAAGAAATGATGAACTTCACGTCGTTGTTGTTGATGATACTGGAGCAGTAACTGGTAGTGCTGGTAATATCTTAGAGAAATATACCAATGTATCTAAAGCATTAGATGCGAAGATTTCTCCATCGCAAGCAAATTACTATAAAGATATTATTGCCAATAATTCACAATATATTTTCCCTGGACTTGCTCCAACTGGAGATAAAACAAAATTCTCAACAGTATCGGGTGTTACATCAGCATCTAATACTACTTGGGGTCTAACAGCACAAGGCAGTACATTCAATTGTATTGGAGCATCTATCTACAATTTAACTGGTGGTCAAGATTATTCTGGAGTTAGTAGTGTTGGTGGTTATTCAGTTGGTTTATCAGATGTAATTAGTGCTTACAGAAACTTCACAAATCCAGCAGAATATAAAATTGACTTTTTGATTGGTGGTCCTTCTGGTGGTGCTTCAATTCAAGAATCACAAGCAAAGGCAAATGAATTAATCGCAATCGCAGATATTCGTAAGGACTGCGTTGCTACAATTTCACCACACAGAGCAGGTGTTGTTAATGTAGCAAACTCTGATACTCAAACTAACAATATTGTTAATTTCTTTGACCCATTAACTTCATCATCTTACGCAGTATTTGATACTGGTTATAAGTACATTTATGATAGATTTAATAATCAGTTTAGATATGTTGCTTGTAATGCTGACGTTGCTGGATTGATGGCTAGAACATCAATCAATCAGTATCCTTGGTTCTCACCTGCTGGTGCGAGCAGAGGAGCACTCAATAACGCAGTTAAACTTGCTTACAATCCTTCACAAGCACAAAGAGATACTCTTTATCCTAAGAGAATTAATCCAATTATTTTCTCTCCTGGTGCTGGTATTATTCTATTTGGTGATAAGACTGCCCTTTCATACACTTCGGCATTTGATAGAATTAACGTTCGTCGTTTATTCCTCACACTTGAATCATCAATTGAAAGAGCAGCAAGAGCACAACTCTTTGAGTTTAATGATACAATCACCAGAGCAAACTTCATCAATATCGTTGAACCTTATCTCCGTGACGTGAAGTCAAAAAGAGGTATTACTGATTTCGTTGTTGTTTGCGATGAGTCAAACAACACTCCTGATGTTATTGATGGAAATCAATTCAAGGCTGATATCTACATCAAACCCGCAAGATCAATCAACTTTATTGGATTGACTTTTGTTGCTACTCGCACAGGAGTTAGTTTTGAAGAAATTATCGGTACTGTTTAATTAACGAGGTAAAAAACTATGTCAAACACTCCTGGAACAGCAACTGGTGGTGGTATTTCACCAGGTTTAAGAACCCTAAATGACTTCAAAAATAGAATTTCTGGAGGTGGAGCAAGACCTAACCTCTTTGAATGTGAAATTAATTTTCCGACAGGTATCGATTTCACTGCATCTGATGATGGTGTAACATTAGCAGAAAAAACTAGATTTTTAGTTAAAGCAGCACAATTACCTGGTTCAACAATCAACGTAATTGATATTCCTTTTAGAGGAAGAAACTTGAAAATCGCAGGTGATAGAACATTCGATCCTTGGACGATTACTATAATTAATGATGTTGATTTTAATATTAGAAATGCCTTTGAAAAGTGGATGAACTATATGAATAAACACGAAGACAATTCCGGTGAATTGAATCCCATAAAATACCAAAGAGATATGAAAGTATATCAACTTGGTAAAGCAGGAATTAAAGGTGATATGTCAACCAACGGGAATATGCAAGTTATCAAAGCTTATCAATTTTATGGAATGTTTCCAACTTCTATTAGCGCGATTGATCTTTCTTATGATCAAGCAGATACTATCGAAGAATTCACAGTAGACCTTCAAGTTCAATGGTGGGATGCTTTTGATGGTGGTGGAAAAACTATTCTTGGTTCTGGTAATACTGAAGAATTTGATGGAAATTCATCTAGTGCAGACGCACTAATAAATTTCCCTCTATCATAGAAGAGACTAAATAGTAGAATAAGGACAATAACGTTACTATGGCAAAACTGTTTGGTTTTAAATTTGAAGATAATAGGGAGAAGCAGTCCAAAAAGATTGTTTCTCCTATTCCTCGTAATGAAGAAGATAAATCAGACTTTTATATTTCAAGTGGTTTCTACGGTCAGTACGTAGATATTGAGGGTGTTTATAAGAGTGAAGCAGATTTAATCAGAAGATATCGTGAGATGTCTTTACACCCAGAATGCGATAGTGCGATTGAAGATGTTGTAAATGAAGCAATTGTATCAGACTTAAATGATTCTCCAGTAGAGATAGACCTTTCAAATCTTCCTGCTTCCGATAAACTAAAAGAGATTATCAGAGAAGAGTTTAAGTATCTGAAAGAAGTTATGGACTTCGATAAGAAGTGCCACGAGATTTTTAGAAACTGGTATGTTGATGGAAGAATCTATTACCATAAAGTAATTGACTTCAACAAACCATCAGATGGAATTAAAGAAATAAGATATATTGATGCGTTAAAAATTAAGTATATAAGAAAACTTAAAAAAGACAATAAAGATGCTTTTGGTTCTCAATATAGAAATATTGTAAATGGAAAAAATCAAGTTGATTTTAGCAACCAAGAAGTAGAAGAATTTTATATGTATGACCCAAATGTTGGGTCATCGCAGAATGCTACTTATAGAGTATCAGATGTAAATAACGTAAAGATCGCAAAAGATGCGATTGTATATGTTACATCTGGTCTTGTAGATAGAAATAAGCAAACAGTTCTTTCATTCCTTCACAAAGCAATCAAAGCACTCAATCAATTGAGAATGATTGAGGATAGTCTTGTGATTTATAGACTATCCAGAGCACCAGAACGTAGAATTTTCTATATTGATGTTGGTAATCTTCCTAAGATTAAAGCAGAGCAGTACCTGCGTGACGTTATGAACCGTTATAGAAACAAACTTGTATATGATGCAAGCACTGGTGAGATTAAAGATGATAGAAAGCATATGGCGATGCTTGAGGACTTCTGGTTACCAAGAAGAGAAGGTGGTAGAGGAACTGAAATCACTACACTTCCTGGTGGACAAAATCTTGGAGAACTTGCTGATATTGAGTATTTCCAAAAGAAACTTTATGATTCTTTAGGTGTTCCACCAACAAGACTTGCCGCAGAAGGTGGTTTTAATCTTGGTCGTTCATCTGAAATTTTAAGAGATGAACTCAAATTCACTCGTTTTGTTGGAAGATTGAGAAAGAGATTTTCTCAGATTTTTATTGATTTACTTAAAACTCAATTAATTCTCAAAAATATTGTATCATTAGAAGATTGGGAAGTATTATCAGACCACATTCAGTTTGATTATGTTTATGATAATCATTTTTCTGATTTAAAGAAAAATGAATTGATGAATGATAAATTGGGTGTTGTTGCTGCGATGGACCCATATCTTGGTCGTTATTTCTCCGCAGATTATGTAAGAAGAACAATTCTCGGTCAAACTGATAGTGAAATCAAAGAAATTGACAAACAAATGAAGAAAGAAATTAAAGATGGAACTATTCCAGACCCAGCAGCGATGATGAATCCAATGGGTGCTCCAGGTGCTGTTGGTGCTCCACAAGACCCAAATGCACTTGGAACAATGCCCCAAGAACCAGGATTGACCGATAAACAAGCAGGTGTTGAATTAGGGTCTGCTGGGGAATTATAAATATTTTCAGTTAAACTTATTATAACTATGGATGATTTAATGGATATGATTTTAACTGATGAATCCCCTACGGACATCAGTGATAAGATTAAAGAAATTCTTTTTGCTAAATCAGCAGAAAATGTTAATGCCGTAAGACCAGAAGTCGCAGCAAGTCTCTTTGGTGATGTTGAGGATTGATAAGTGAGTGACTTTGGAGTAGGTTCCAAGGAATTATCTGATTTTTTTACTGCAATAAGTGTAGGAAAACAAAAAAGAAAAAAAGAACTTGATGAGACAGTAGGAGATGCTGTTGATGATTTCTTTTCAACGATAAGTACTGGGAAAAAAGTTATTAAAGAAAAGAAAGAATCTCTCGTTGGAGATTCTTTTGATGAACTTTTTTTGTCTCCACTAAAAGAAGAGATTGCTCCAAAGAAAAAGAAAAAAGTACAAGAACAGAAAACTGTAAAGGCATTTGAGAATTGGTTATATTCAGATACACCAACACAACAAGAACAAGTAATTGAAGAAGTAATTGAAAATTCTTTAGATGAAGTTCTTGAGGTTTTGGAAGAATATAAGGAAGAACTTGAAGAACCAAAAGAAGACCTGATTGAAAAATCATTAGGACTTCTTGCTGAACCAAGTGATGTTAAAGTTCAACAAGACCCATTAACTCCATTAGACCAAAAGTTCGCAACACTTGCAGATTTACAGAAACATTATAAACTTTTCCTTTCTCGTATTCAACAACAACTATCCACAATAGGTGGAGGTGGAGAAACTCGTTTAGAGTTTCTTGATGATGTTGATAGAAATACTACAAAGACCAATAATTATTTTCTCAAATATAATGCGTCTCTGAATAAGTGGGTAGGAGACCCTGCTGATGGTGTTGGTATTACAAGTATTGTATCTATCACAGGAGTTACTACCTACTATCAGGCAACAGATACTGATGATTATATTGGAGTAAATGCAAGTGTTCCTGTAACTATAGTTCTTCCAACATCTCCAAGTATAGGTAAAAAAATCATCGTCAAAGACGAGAGTAATAATATATCTACATATAGTATTACAGTTCAAGCAGGTATTGGTAAAAGTGTTGAGAATGATACTTCGGTGATTATGAATATCAATCACCAATCCCTAACTTATTTTTATAATAATTCTAACTGGT